TTGGTTTCGATGAAACATTCGATATTCCGAGTATTGTGGATTTTATTTATCTCATAAAAATGTTTATTGCCTTCTTTATCTATACCAATATTAATTAACCCTTCAAAATTTTCTCCACCTAATTCAAAATCAAATTTGTAGTATTCCCAATTAGGAAATTTTGTTGTTTCTTTTGTTGGATTTCCAGTACTTACTTTCTCAGCAATCTTTAATACATTTTGTAATTCTGGAGTTAATTTCATTTTTTCTTCAAAAAATCTTGTATCTTGTTGAGGATTTGTATATTTATTTATTCCTCTACGTCCAATATTAGCATTGTCTTTTTGATCCAATACAGCATTCCCTTTTAAATAATCTTGCATATACATTTTAGCAATTTTATTATAATCTTTCTTGTCTATCCCATCAAAAATGTCTTGATCAGTATCTACTTTAACATATTGATTACCATTATTATCCGTTTGAATACTAAATCTTTCACTTGAATTTCTTCCTTCATATTCTTTATTATAAGCTCTCTCAAAGTTTTCCTTTATCTTATTCCAATAATTTAATTCTTTCTTTCCAGTAACAGTATTTTTCAATGACTTTATCTTATTCTTAATCCAATCCATTATCTTTTGAATTTGACTTCTATCATTTCCTTTTACTAAATCATTTACAAATTCTTGGTTACCTAAATTTTCTCCTAAATAATCAGACACCGCCTCCTGTTCTATCATTGTTTTAAACTGCTCTTGTGACATATTTTTATACTCATTTTCATAAGTCTTAGCAATATCTAACATCATATTATCATAATCACTAGAACTTTTTAATCTTTCTAGTACCATAGAACTTATTCTATTGTATTCTTTTGTCCCTTCAAAATCATGTGTTAATTCATGTATCATAACACTTTGTAACGCTGTATCCGTATTTGCTTTTGGATTTAAAATAACACTTCTATTTCCTTCACTGTCAACTATCCATTTAGCATTTTGTTTGGAATTAGTAAAAGCTGTATCATCATAAAAAACATTAATACCTCTTTTGGAAGCTACCTCATATATACCTTTAATACTATTATTATCTGTCGGTAAATTATATTTCTGGACTGTTTCAAAATAATTAGAATTATTATAATCTACACTTTGTTGTTTATCGCTTATTTGCTCCATATTTCCATTTTGAGCTGTCTTATTTTCTTCATTAATAATTTCACCTGTTTGTATATTATTTTGATTATTCATAACATTTTGTTGCAAATCAACTAATTTCTTTTCTACTTGTGGATTTTCTATAAAATCTAATAAATTGGATAACTTTTCCTTTTGAGCATCTGACAAATTCTTAATGTCATCTTGTTGCATTACATTTTTTTTATTAATCAATTCAACTGGAGCCCCTAAAGCTTTCAAAATCAAAGTTGTTAAAAATGTAGATGCCGTTGTATCACCTGCATCTTTTAGCATTTCTTCAATATTAGGTATTTCTTTATCTGTTACAATATTATCAATTACATAACCTGCTAAATTTGATATATTTTCTTCTAATATCTCTCCTGTAAAGTCATACCCTTGCTTTGCTAAAAATTTACCAACTCTCGATGATATTTTATCCTCCACTATTTTTGAAAACCTATCATCAAAAGTTCCTTTACCAAAGTAATTTATCCCACCGAATAACTTCTCTGTTCCAACTTCAACCCAAGCTTTGGCTGTTCCTGTATCTATTGCTTCATCTAAGCTATTTCCTTCATTTAAAGCTTGTCTTGCATTAGCACCCGCTGAACCAATTCCCATAATAGTTAATCCTACTGATGGATCTTTAGTTACCGCACTTGCTACTATTGAAGGTGTCATATTACCTACTGAATTTACTGCTCCACCTATAAACTGTGTTAATTCATCTTGCTTTTGTTTTTCTTTATCAAGTTCTTCTCTTTGTTTTGTATACCATTGTGTTGAATTTAATAAATTATTTTTTATTTTTTCGCTCTCTTCTTTATCCAATACACTTGAAATGTTTTCTGTTGCTTCTAAAAATGGTGTTAAACCTGCTAACCTATCAGTTGCTTTTGTTATCTGATTCATTCTCTCTTTTACAAATTCTTTATCTACAACCTTTTCACCTTTTAATAATTCTTTAGTATCCCTTATAGCATCTTCTATTATCCCCAAATTTGGACTAATTACTTTTACTAAACTCCATAGTGAATTTTTTATTGCTTCTTCTTTTGGTTTTTCTTGTCCTTTTTCTATAGCATTTGCAAACTTAGTTGCATAAGCATCTTGTATATTAGCAAACCCTCCTTCTATACCAACTATTCCCTCTCTTTTCAGATATTCATATTTATCTGTTATTTCTTCCCATAAATTGGGGGAATCACCCATTTTAGTTAATTTTACTTCTGCTTTTGGAAGTTCATAATCTTGTTTTTGATTCGTATTAACAGTTGAAGGATTCTGTTTTCTAAATTCTTCCTTAGCTTGCTTAATAAACTCTTCCTTTTTCTGCTTTTCCTGTTCTCTTTTTTTAGCATTTTGTTGAACATAATTAGAAACAGCTTGCATAGACTCTCTTTTTGCATTCGTATAATCCTCAAGAGGCTTTACCATTTCATTTCGAGTATTTATATCAATAACTTTTGTTGTAGTATTATTCGATTGATTTAAACTATCCTTTGCCGTATTTTGTATCTTATCCCATATTGTACTTTGTCGCCTTCCAAACACACTATCTACATATTGCTCTGTACTTTTTTGAATTTCACTAATACTTCTTTGTCTATACTCTGCATCCTCTGTTCTTCCATTTTTCTCTTTCCATTTCTTATGGTAATCTGTAAAAGATGACATATATCCTCCTTACCAACCAAGTCTTCCATAAATATATTCAGCTTCCTCAACTGACAACTCGCCTTTATTAACCTTATCTGAAATTATACCTTTTGACTGATTTAATATAGCACTATTTATTTTTCCACCTTGATTTTGAATTGATTTTAAATTATTTGCAGTATTAACAGCATAATCACTTATACTACTGCCACTCACATTTAATTTTTCAGAAGAAGATTTTTTACCTGAACTACCCGAACTAGATTTTTTTTTTGAAAGTGCAAACTGTTGTTGCCATTGACTATCCGCCACAGAATCTCTTTGTTTTTGATAATCATACTGCTTTTGTTTCCAATAACTATCCAAATCGTACTGTTTCTGTTTCCATTGATTCTCCAACTCATTTTGTCGAACCTGTTCATCAAAAGTCTTTTGCCATTGACTATCCGAAACCTTATCACGATCCTGTTGATATAAAAACTGTTCCCTATTCTGTCTTAACTGATAATTCTGCGTCAACAACTGTACCCTTTGTGCATATAACTCTAAAGCTGACTGTGCCTGTTGAATACTACCATTTTGTCTTGCCTGTTGAATCTTAAAATTATAATCCGCATACAAATCCTTAGAATGATTTAACGTATCTGTCACACTCTTTTGATACGTATTATAAAGTGCTGTCTTTGTACTCTCTGCATAACCTGAATTAGCCAATCCCTGCTCTGCTAATTGCTCCATTCCTGCCCCATACTGATTACTCTGTTTCTGCCAATTCGCATATAATCCCTGTGTCGTCTTATCCGTTTCCTTTTCCAATTTCTCCTTTTCTCTATTTAGCTCATCTACCTGCATTTGTGTTTGCTGATTAATAATATCATTCTGTTTCTGCTCTTGCTGTTGCAATAAAGTATTCTGTTGATTGACCAAACTATCTAAATCCTCATATCCTGCCATGCTTACCTCCCATTACTTCCTTATTACAAAAATCAAATTACTATCCTTTGGTACCTTAAAATTAAACCTAATCTTATTACTTTCTCCTGTCCCTCTTTCTTGATAATTCTTATTTAAAATTAATAATTCACCTTCAAAATAAACATCTAATCCATTAGTATTAACCTTATAAGTACTAGGAATGGTATAATCCTCACTTTCTGTAATTGCTACACCTGTTACCACATCATATTTATACGTTTTTAGCATCTGACTTTGTATCGATTTTTTCATATCCTCATCTGCTTTTTCAATTTCTGGAATTAACAAATTAAGAAACTCCTTCAAATCCTTTCCCACTCTATCAAAACACTGTTTCAATTCATTTGCTGTCAAAGCTGGTGTATCTGGTAATCTCTGAATATTATTCGTTTCCACTTCACATCTTGATAAACTCATTTCCATCTCTCCTTATTTCTTTACATATCCTCCTACAAATGCCTCAATTGTCGCACTATATATTCCAAAAGGCTTATCTATCTCATCACTATAAAACTTTAAAGACAATTCAAGCATTTTCTTTTCTTTTATCTTATACATCATGTATGCCTTATTACTACAAATAAAACTAAAATTAGCAAAATCAATATTCTTAAAACTAAAACCCTTCGCCAATTTTTGAGTTGTATACTTATAATCTGATACTTTATCTGTTTTTCTTGACACTTTTATTAAGCCATTGGGAAGCATTTTTATTTTCGCAATACCTCCCCTCTTATTTGTAGTCTTTAACTGATTATTAAAACCAAAATTATCCATTGGAGTTGTCCAATAACTCATAAATCCTTCTCCATTATCATTTGTACCATCTACCACAAAAATAGAGCCATCCTTAGCTCCTATATACAATTGATTATTATATTCTTTCAACAAACAAGGCTTAGCACTCGAAATATCCCAATAAAACCACTCATACTCAAAACTATCTAATTTCGCATATTTCTGTCTACTATCTGCCAAATATACCTTCCCATCTACTAAAATACACAAATACCCTTTCCATACTACCATACTAGCATTTCTATAATCATTGTCATTTGTCATCTTAATATCTACTAAAGAACTTCTATGAGCAATTACCTGTCTACTATCAATCTTCTCTGTACTAATCCCCTCCAAACCATATCGACTTAAAAACACAATATCATCTTGAAAATTTGTACTACCTGCATAACACCCAATACTTACATTCCCTTGCTTACTTGGGTAAATTCTCCCTCGTTTGGAATCGGTTGTAGGCTCATGATAAAACACATTCGCATTATTTTGATCTAAATTTTTAAAAACCCACAAAATATTATTACCAACTGTCATTCCTGTTATCAATCCCTCTTTTGAACCCTCTTCATAATAATTCAAATCGGAAATATATTGTGGATTCCCTAAAGCAGAATGAAAAATCGCATTGGGATAATCTGGATTTCCTGAAAAAAACAAACGATTATCAAACAAAATCGCCTTTGTACATTTGGCAATTCTATCTTCATACCCTGCTACACTTTTTGAAAAAGTAATAAACACATTATCTTCTCCACTCAAATTTGGTTTTGCTGGTATTTCCTTAAACGTAACCTTTCCTTTGATTCTATCTACTATAAAATCTGTATCTTCTACCATCTCTATATCATTTACAATTGCTGTTACTACTTCACTATCAATTTCTTGTGCGTCTAAATAAAATTCCTTAGCCTCTCCATCTGCCAGAAAACTATTAATCCTTTTGGGAGTTAGCAGATTTACATCTTGTAGTACTTCACCACCACCACGATTACCTGCCCTTCTACTAATTGTCGTTCTTGGAATAAATGGATTATCCTCTGACACCTTTTTTACTGACACACCATTATATACCAAATAATTCTTACCATCATTAATATATAACTTCCCTTCTGAAGCTGCCTTATTAAAACAACTCTTCCCATCCTTCATATCCGAATAAATCTCCTTTAAATGCAACTCATCTGGAAGATTCGGAAAATTACTCCATTCAAATAACTTTGTTTTACTATGCACCATCGCCACATTATCTCTAAAAATATACATTCCATTTATCTTCTCGCCAAGCTGTGCTAACTTTCTAAAACCTGGTCTCGTTTCTACACAAGCCCCTTGTGTATCTTCATAATTCTTCCAAACATTTAACGCATCTGGACTTCTTGCTATCGATACCAAACTAGGTTCCTCTAAAAAATCCACACCAGTAAAATTTGTATAAATTCTTTTAATTCCTGTTGCCATCTTAAACCTCCTATATGTCAAATTCACCTTCAATTTCTTCTGGTTCATATTCCTTTATTGTTACACTTGGTATATTTCTTCTATTATCTAACAACTGTAATTTACGTTGAAACTCCGTCGCAAAAGCTGTATAATCCGCACTCGGATCTGTTTTTAAAATATCATCTGCTACCTTATACACCAAAACACTTTGTGCATCTTGATCCAATTCCAAATAAAAATCATCTTCTGTATCTTCTTTAATATTTTGTGGAAACTTATAATACTCCAGTACAGTCTGTCCCTCTGTACGATCACTAATATAAATTTTATTCTTTCCTAAAGTATAGTAATCCACATTTCCTTTTCTATTATCCTTATCTAAACTAAAAACACTTTTAATCTGATACAAATCAGAAGGCAAAGTATAAGAGGTATATTTATCCTCTTTTTCTTCTTTTTCTGGGTAAAACTTTGTAGCCATTATCTTTTTATTCTGTGATAACTCTTGATATGCTAAATCAAATACATGAGGCAATCTTAAAGCAATATCCTCATCTTCTGTTAAAACATCACTATTTAAAGAATACTCTTCAATTAATGCCAATACTTGCTTTTTACTTTCACCATAAGTCATAATTAAAACCTCCCAAGTCGCTAGAATCGAACTAGCCTAATCCTTTACTTGCATATAAAGAGAGGTTACCCTCTCTTACACTATGGCAACTCTACTACTTGTACCTTTAAACTAGTAGCATCTTCCCCTTTTATCATAACTTTGCCTTTGTTTTCACCTGATACCTTCTCAAATCTACCAGACTCAATCACAAGCCCTACTGTCGTACCGTTCGTTACAGAAATTTCCAAGTCCTCTGTCCCTTGTAAAGAATCCCCTTTTACAATAGTAGCCTTCTTAGCAGCCGAACCTGTATTACTAATTAAAATTAAAATCTTACCACAAGACTTGTTCTCATAATCAATTGTAAGTCCTGTCGTTTTTAAAGCTACAGCATCTTCTAACACCGTAGCTTCATTTCTTACTAAAATTGCATTTGTTACTTTATCCATAACCTCTTACCTCTACTTTCCTTTTTATTTATTGATGGCATTTTAATGCCGCACACTCTTTTGGTCTTACCATTTTTCCACCATAGGTATTTAACCCTTTTATCGCTTCTGCAAAACCTTTTTCAGGTTCATATGGTTTTAATTTATCAATACCATTACAATAAGCAAAGGCTTTTGATGTCTTTAAAATAATGTGATCATCTGTACCATCATTAAAAGCGTTATTCGTCATTTTAATTTTAGCATTATTATATAACCCCAAAACACCCTTTGAAATCAAATCATCATTATTGGTTTTAAGTTCAATTAATTTATTTTGAAATAACATATAAAACCAAGGTGTCAAGTATAAAGTAACATCATCTTTGCTACTAACCCCATTATTCCATAATTTAACAAATAACTCATCCACAGCCTTTTTAGCAGATGCTTCATCTGTAATCTTAGTAGAAGCTGTTTTTATACCAGCATTCTTAGCCATTTGTGTTGCACAGAAAATATCCTCTTTCTCTGCTAAAGCTCTTGTACTTTCCGTTTGCAAAGCTTCCATTACGCCATCTTGTGCTTGCGCTTTATCAATATCATCCATTCCATAATTAAAATAATCAAATTGATCAATATCTAAATATGCACTTGTATCACCCACATTTTCTGGATCATCAATTGGTTTCCCTGGAATATACGTTTTTACAGTAGGTCTACCTACATTTTGGATTTTAACCCTTTTTCCCTGTCCTGCTTCTCCTTCAAACTTATAATCACAATCTTGTTTAAAAACTGTAAATTTTGGTAACTCCTGTTGTATGTATTTTGACCATACAGTTGGTTTAAAATTTGCATAACTCATTTTTACATCTTCCTTTCTCTTTACCAACGTTTCATAGACTCACGTACTCTTTTAAAAATGGTAGGATTATCTAACTCTTTACTAGAAAGCCTGTCCACCTCATCTGGTGTATAATATTCCTTTATCTGACTATCTGGTACAGTGGACTTAGAACTTCCTGTACTTACTGGTTTTTTTGGTATATTTTCCTTTACCTTTTGCCATAACCCATAAATCTCAGTTAATTTCATATTACTATTAAACTTATTAGCAAACTCCATAAATTCCTTATCTTGTAGAATACTTGTGTCTATTCCGCTAGTTTCTAATTCCTTTTCTTTTAATTTACTTGTTAAGTACTCACCTAACTTAAAAAACTCTGCCTCTTCACGTGCAGAAGTTTTTCCTTTACTTCGTTTTTCCGCTAGTTCATTTGCTCTAGCCTCAATTTCCACCTCATCAAAAGTATCAATCATCTCTTTTGCATCTGCTTGACCTAGAATTTCAGCATCTTTTTGATTCATACTTTTGTTGTCTGGAAGGACAATTCCCTGTTCCTTATAAAAATCTTTGACTTTGCTTAACACATCGTCATCCTCTGAAAGGTCAAGTCCTGCCCTTAATACACTCTCTAGTTGTTTTGACCTATTTAGCTTACTTTCTTCCTCTTTACGATACTTTCTTTCAAGTCTTGCCTTTTCTTGACTTACTACACGATCTAAATCCTCTTGTGTAAAAGTCTTTTGTTTCTCTGACGCCACTTCTTCTTGACTGCTTGTATCTTGTACTACCAACTCTTTCAAAGTTTCGTCTGTTTCCATATTTTGATTTTTTTCTGGCATAGGTTACCTCCCGTTTTAAAGTCCGTCGACTATTAATTCCTTCAGCTTTTAAAGCCCTCATAGTTTTAGGCTATCTATTAAAAAAAAGAGAGGCAAAACCTCTCTAATCTAAATAACTAATTTTGAACTCGTTCTACTGGAATTTGTCTTTGATTTATCGAATTAAGTTGCTCTGGCTTAACACCAGTCTGTTGTACATTATTCATTTCCTGTTCTGTCATAACCTGTTCCATTGCACCATCTAAAGCATTTGCTGCTTTTTCAATTTGATTAAACACATTTTCTTTTTCTTCTCTATCCTTTAAAATTTCTTTAAGTTTAGACTTTGGCATAGTGGCATCTTCTGGTAATGCCTTTACATACTCTTCAAATGTAATTTGTCCTGATTTTAACAAATTCTCCAAAGATACTTCCATTGCATACTTATCAAATGGTGACTTTGGCGTAATATCAATCTTAATATCAAAATCATAATCCTTTAGCTCTTTATAACTAATTACATATGGCTCTTCCAATGTAATATTGCTCGCATAATCCTTCTTTTCGTCTATCAAGGTTAATCCGTTCACACTATTGGCTTTGAGCATTTCAAACCAAATTCTTGCAATATCCTCGATAAAATCCTTATAGGCTTCTATTTGTTCATTGATTGGCTGTTGTGAAGCCTGTTGCACAGCAAGAATTGCCTTTCCTGCCGCCTGTGTTGGGTCAACATTACCAGTAGCCGTATCACTTGCCCCAGCTAAATTTTGTGTTTCCTCCTGTAACTCCTTCTGCAAATTATACGCATCCGAACTAATAGGTACTGGTCTTAAATAATTAACCACCTTACTAACATCATCTGCATTAAACTCATTAACCTCTATTGTTGTCCCCACTTTACTCAGTGCCTTTGTATTCGATATATACTTCGTATTGGCTACTAACTTAGGAAATGCCACCATTTTTACTGCTAAAGCCCTTCTTGTAGCTGTTTTATTAATTTCAATTTGATTGGGAATTAACCCTTCCACCTCACCTTGACCGTCTGCTACTCCCTTTTACTCTTTCCCATAACACATGTGCTACTGGATATAAATCTATCTCTAAACAGCTATCTTTCATTACGGTTACTAACTTCGTACACTTCTTAGCCCATACCTTACCATCTCTTTTATATAATTTAAGTAAAACTAAACACATTGGCGATATCTCATTTGTCCTTTTATCTCTTCCAGATTGCTCATCTATATCTTGGTCCTCTACTATCAAATCAATATCTTTTTGACTAATTCCATTCGCCTTAGCCTCTTTTTTTACTTCTTCTACGGTTCTTCTAAAAGAAATAATAATATAGGGCTGACTTTGAATATCATCGTCATTTTCATTTCCATAGTAAATATTCGTTCTATTAACTTGCTCACACAAAATATTATTACTCTCTGGGTCTGGGTCAGCATAAAAATAAACGATGCCTTCATTATCAATACAAGCATCGTTCATACAATTTCTAACAATCTTATTAAGTTTATTCTTTTCCCATAATCGATTTGCATATCGATTTAACATATTGCAAATATCTTCTAACTTTTCTCTTTCCTCTTGATTCTCATAAGTCTCACTATTAAAATAAATTTGATAAGCATTGGTTTTCACAACTCCAACCTTATACTTAACAATTGACTTGATAATATTCAAAGTAATTGGCTGAATACCAGAAAGCTTAGCACCTTCCCATTGATTGCCAAAATAAAAATTATAATTTCTCTTACTCTTTTCATAAAGTTGTTGTTGATAATTATAATCTACACCTCTTTGATACTCCTCCCAAACGGTTGTAATATTTTGTTCTTTCCTTTTCATAAATTCCTCCAACTATAAAATATCAGCATTATAACTGTCTAGTTCTTCTAAATCTTGCTGTAATTCCTTTAGCTTTTTATCTTGTTCTTTTTCTTCTTTCTTTTCTTTTTTATTTGTTTTAATTGTTTCAATTGGATGCACTATTTCCTTTGGCATTTTAGGAATTTCCCTTTCCTTTCCCAAGCTAAAGCCAAAATAAAATCCAAATATCAAACAACTTATTGATAACACAGTATATATCAACTCCATAATCTCCTCCTAACTAAAAAGGAACTATATCATCGCCATAGTCCTCTTCAAAATTACTATTTTCAAATCCAAAGGTTTTCTTTATATTTTCTTCTAAATTTATACAATTAGAATATCTATCCATTTTTTTCATATCTTGCTGTGTTCTTATATAATAACTAATCGCTAAAGCCATGACCAAATCATCATGATAGCCCATTTCTGCTTCTGCCCTACCATTATCCTTTACAATAAAAGTAAGCATTTCTCTTAAAGTATCTTTATCGTTTATCACTTCAATATTATCATGAACAATCTCCTGTAACTGTGCCAAAATATAAGGTCTTGTAATACTTGTTGTCTTAAAACCAAAACTTTTTTGATACTTATTATTGTATGTATCTTCTTTTTTTCTAACATACAAATTAGGATAATTTAATTCAGCTAACTTCTGAATAGGATAGGTACTAAAATTAGTTTCTGGTGCAATTAAAGCTTGATTATAAAACATTCCCAAACAATATATTTGTTTAACATACTCTATTTCATTATACTGTTGTTTCAATACAGCAACTTGTTTTCCTGTAATATTATTAATCACATGAGCCGTAAAATAGTCAGAACCTTCTCCTGCTGTATCGCCACCAAGCACATATGGCACTCTATTTTCTGGATACGCATATATTTTGATATTTCCATCTTCCTTTTCTTGAAACTTCTGACCTCTTATTCGTACGCCATCATAATAACAATTAAAAGTACCTTGTACGATTGGCTCTGGTGCTTCATTTATTCGATTAATAATATTTAACTTATTAAAATAGCATTGACCTGTACTTAAAAATGCCTCTTCTGGGCATATCGGATATTCTTGTTTAAACTGATTGATATCGCCAGAACAATTATTATCTATACACCATCTTCGCCATGTTAATTGATCTAATGTTAAATTATATTGCTTTTGTAATTGCCTTTCCTCTCCGAGTCAATTCAAATCCAGTATATGGCATACTATATTCCTGTAACTCATTCCACCCAATAAAAAGAGGATAGAAGTCGCTTTTTCCTGCAACCGCTCGATCCCACATTTCCTTAAAATATTCAAAACCATTTGCTGTACTTTCAATAATAATCATACTTTCTGGTGTATTCGGAACCGCTTGTAACAAACCAGTCATAATCTCCTTTTTGTTACCTTCCCAAAAAGCTAACTCTGATAAATGTAATGCTGTAAATGTATCTGAACGACCAATGCCTTTGCCTCCAGCAGTCATACACTTTATCTTACTATCTAATCCTGTTCCATTTTGGTTATTAAAAACTAACTCCTTCGCATTCGACTTTTTCTGTTCTGGCTTTATCGTTTCAGGTAAATACTCTAACATTCTTTTCGACATTTCAAAAAGGTTGGTTGTACTCTGTTCTTTATGTGCAACAATACCAGCATTATAATTATGATGTGTAACAACATTCTTAAAAATAATAGCCTCTGTTTCCGTACTAAACCCCATTTGCCTAGCCTTTAAAATAATGATTCGAATAGGTCTTTTTTGTTCATGTAATTTCTTAATTACATTATAATACTTTAATTGTGGCTCATTTAATGTTAGTGGTATGACATTACCTTTTTTATCACGTATCTTTATATAATCTTCAAGATATGCTTTTGTATTAATACTCATTCCCTTCAACCTTTTTTAAATATTGTTCATAATTTGTTTCTATATTAATATTTTCTTGTTTGTCTTTCCAACCATAGTTATTTTTTAAGTTAAATATAATACCTGTTGTACTACTATCTTTTATTAGTCTTTTTTCAAGATAATTCTCTACTTTTTGTTTTGCCTTTTTTATAGTGTCAAAAAACTCTTCTTTATTGCTATAGTTAATTAAGTCTTGTCTACTCATACCCAATGCTAAACCTAACCCTGTAACTGTGTATGGTTCATGTTCTTTGTCGCACTCTTTAAAATAATTATCTATTTTTTTTTGCAATTCTTCTTTGTTGTTGTATTTAGCTGGTCTTCCTCCCTTATTTGCCATTTTATCACCTTCTCGTTTTATAATTTCATGATTGGCTTTTCTTGCTCCGCTAATCTACATAGCTTTTTATTGTAGCCTTCTATTTCTTTGTCTTTTATATAATAACTACATTTTAACGTACC